TAACAGATGATGTTCCTACACAAATTCCATTATAGGTATGACTATACGCACCTGGAAATGCTATTCCTTCACCATAATAACCAGGCAAACCTGCACCACTAAAAAGAGAACCATTTAGTGTTTTTATTCCAAACCCCCAGCCAAAAACGGTTGGCCATATAAACCATCTAAGAACTCCCATATAATTATAATTGAAACTTCTAAATGGATATTTTTCATTATAAATAACTTCACCATTTTCATTTTCAACTTTTGCTTCAATAAATGGTTCTGCACCATTATTACTTGTTGGGTAATAATATTCTTTTATTAGAGACCCGTCGGTATCTAAGTGTTTTATTGATGCTCCGACATTCATATTATGTGATTTTAATTTCATTTAAATTTCCTTTATTTTAATATGGCGGTGGATTATCTCTTAGATATGGATAACCACCATTTAAAGAACCTGTCATCCAAATATTATCAAAGTCCCAACTTGATGAAAAGATATAAGTATCTTGATTTAACATTTCGGCTGTTGTCTTTGGACCGCCAGAACCAGAAACATAACCCATTACATCTACATTATAGAAACTTGAAGTTGAAGTTCCTACTGAGGATATTGGGCAAAAACCCTGTACTATTGTTTTACCGGGGTCACCAACTATAGACGCCGTGACAACTGCATAGGAACGTATAGCATAATTTCCATTTGCATGCATACCATCTGCAGTTACACCCCAAGATGCAGTTGCATTACCAGTTATTAAAACATCTTTCATATAACAATCATATATGTATTGATTTGTATTACCACCTTTGAAACCTGCTCCTTTAATTTCTGCATAATTAACTCGCCTGTGATCTATACTACAACTCTGGACAAATGTTTTATTAATAGTCATTGTTGCATTTATTTGACCAACAATTATTCCAGCCGAATTAATATTGGTTCCTGAAACTTTAGAACAAGATAATACTGTATTGACAACTGAACAAGAATCTAATGCATGGTTGCTAGATTCAATATAACCTACGATACCACCAAATTGTTCTGAATATGAATTACCTGTTGAAAATAATGATGAACTTCGTATATGACAATTATATATTCTTGTACCAGTTGATGCTCTTCCGACTATACCACCAAAATATGAAAAATAACCAAATGAACCACTAACATTATACATTGCATTATCTAAAATAATATTTCTAATTATTCCTCCATTACCAGTTCCTTGGACATAACCAAATAAACCAACATATCCTGTAGTTGCACCAGTACTATAGTGCCAACTACTTATGTTTAGATTAGATAAAACATGATTTTGACCATCTATATATCCATAAAATTCTTTTGGAGCATGATATAAACCTGTAAAATCTAAATCTTCCATTATTCTATAATAATATGTTGTTTTGTTTGGTATTGCAATAAATTGAGATGCTGAATATATTAAGTATGGATCTTGATATGTTCCTATACCCAAAAAATCTGGAAAACTAGAAACAGATGTCTCAGTAATATTCTCATAAAAATTTATATTTGCTGCTATCAAAGAGCCAAACTCAGATGAATAATTAACATTCTCAAAAAAGTTTATATCACTTGACAATGATAACGTTGGTTCAAATATGTATTTATACCAAAATGAATTAATAATAAACATATTAATATCCTACTAAATAAACTTTTAATCCAGCACTATCATTACTTACTTGAAGTATATCGACTGCAATTCTGTCATCTTCTGCAAGATATGAGGATGAAGGGATTAAACTACTTGTATATGAAGATGCACTTATTATTAATGGATAATCAAATATTGTTGAACCATTTCTTTTAATATCAATAGAACAACTTTGACTACTTGATATATTAAGAGAAACTTTAACATTATTCAAATTCATTTCATATGGCATATAAAATGTAGTGACAGTTGCTGACGAGGTTAATGGATTTATTTCGTCTGAGCAAGCTAATGCAATGGTAGCTTGTTTAACAATACTACTACCACCTATCGATGCAACTGCAATTCCAGATGCTCCGGGTGTAAAATATATTTCTAAATTATTTTGATCTATTAATAATACATTACTTGGCATCATTTGATAACTATTTGTATCATATGTTTGTACCAATACGTGTTTATATGCTAAGTTATGATCAAATGACCACGTCACAGCAGAACTAAAACTTTGAGTTGCTATTCCACCAATAGAAATCATACGCTCACTTGGAGGCCAATTGTGACCACCGAATGTTGCAACTGCTGTACCTTCAGCTAAAATATTAAAATAAATATCTGCATTTTCACTATCAACTGCAATTATTTTTTGTGGAATTACTATTTCATCGTATGAATTATATATTTCAATATTGACATATTGATGCGCTAAGTTATGAGCAAATGACCATGTATATGAAGAGCCAAATGCTTGAACTGAATATCCGCTACCACTGACAACATTCCAAGCCCAACTTGCTGTAGGGAAATACTCGGTTGATGTTATTGGTCCATCTATATTCAATGCACCCGTAATACTTACACTTCCGGTAAATTGATGTGTGTCATCTAAACTATCACCAAACTTCGTTGAACCACTTGCATATATTATAGATGAAGAAACATAAATAAAATCACCAGTTATATATAATGAACCGGTTATTTGAACATCACTTTCTCTTGTAATAGTACCATCTGCACTTTCTGTCCAGAAACCACCACCGATTGCTTCACCAACATTAGAACCAGGAAGAGCAAAAATACTTGCACTTATATATAAATAAGAATTTGCTGGTGGGCTGTATCTAAAATCTAATGAACCTGTTCCGAGACCCGCATTTAGTTCAAAACCAACACCTTCATATCCGGGCAATGCTGAACCAGAATATTGCATAAATCCACCGGAACCAGAAGCATCTGCTAATGCCATACCTTCATATGCATATGATTTAATAGCTGAACCTGTATCTCCTACTAATATAATACCTCGTTCCATAGATGAAGCTAAACTTAATTTACCAATAACCAAGTTATCAGACTCTTCCATATATACAGCTTGATTTATAAGTTTTATTGTACGAATAGTTGTCACTGTCTCTACACAGGGATCACCTATTGAATTAATAAACTCTAATCTAAATGTTGCTAATTCATTTCTTTTTGTATTACCTAATGGAGCATAAATTGTAAGTTCATCAGGATTGAAACCGGGATCTGTTGCTGCCATTATTGAAATGTCTGCTATTGTCCAAATTCCTTCAAATACAACAAAGTTTAAATTCATAACACCATTGTGATCTGTGATGACGTTGAACTCTAATTCACCGTAATTTCTATTTGCATTAGTTGTTAAAAATCCAATTTGCTTACCCAATTGATCACTAGGAACATCGTGATTGACAGCACTACCAGAAATATAAATACCCAATGATGCAGTTGTAATATAACCAGTGGCACCTAGATAATTGTCTGGCGTTCCGTTATATGTTGCTTTAATAGTATATTCATGAAAGTTAGGTGTTTGTATTGCACCGTTTATTGGATAAAATTTAAATCTTCTAACTGCCTGTGTGGCACCGATGGGACCACTCCACTGTTGTAATACTACTCCGCCTTGAAATGTACCCAATGAATAGTATATATCTGGAAGCTGAGTACTATCTATAGCAGTTCCATCTATTTTTGAAGATGTCCAGTTTGCTGTAATGAATGCATTACTACTGAATGTGCCAAGCGTTTGATTTATTGAACCAGACTCTAAAAATAATTCTGTAGGTGATGCAGCGTATTGACCTAATAAATAATATGCTGTATCTGCAGATCTATTTTTCTTATATACTTTTATAGTATCAACATCACCAGAAAATGTAAATAAGTCTTTAATTTTCAATTGTACAAATGATGCTGTTAGTTCAGATGCTGAACCTGTTGCTGCACTATAATATATTATTGTACCATTTACTTGCTTGCTTCCTGTTGTATCCCATATTGGTGGATCCTCAGCAGTACCAGTTATAGGAGGATATACTTCAAAACTTGAAGTTGAAAGTAATTTAGTAATTGTACCTTTATATGATACAACACTATTGCCGGGGTCCGAAAGTACGATTGAAGCTGCTTCAAATCTGGCCCCAGACCATTCTGCTCTAATAGGAACATTTGGAGGATCAGAAACAGTAGTACCTGTTATTCGTATATAATATGGTGCGTCAAGATTGTTACGACTATAAGCTCGATCATATGTTCCCACGAATCCATCTGATTGGGAAGTCAAATTATATGGCACTTCTGCAGTTTGATCTTCTGCCCATACCAAATAACTTCTATCAACATATGATGCTGTGACGACGGGTAAAGTATTAAATTTTATAGGTTGCTTATTATTTAGTTGAGGATTTACAAATATTCTAAAAGTTCTTTTTAGATTAGGTTTATTTTTCCATACCTGAGGTACATTTGTTAGCTCACCAACTATAGTGATAAATGCTTCTCCTGGAACTATGTGGTCATATATCCAAACAGAAATAGCTCTACCTGCATTTTCTAAATATGAAGGTACTTCGTAATAAATTACTTGGCCACGAGAGTCCAATATTTCAATTAATACTGCTGAACCTTGTCTCAATAACTTGGACCCAAGCATAAGAAAATAACTCTTTCCTTGAGGGAAAATATCAGGAACATTTACGACATTGAATATCGTATTATCGGTATCTTCTTTATATACGGGATAATCTTTAAGACCTTGGTATGTAAGCTTTTTATCTAATCTGGCCACTTATATGTATATCCTTTTCAGTTTAATATAAATATAAATATAGAAAAAGATAAAATAACTTTAGAAAGGGTGTTTTATAGAACTAAAATTATCCTCTTTTTTGAGTTCTATGATAATATCTGCAACTTCTTTTATTTGGCCGACGTGAGATATTATTAATACAAACTCGAACTGTGTTTTCAAATAATCTAATAACATAGATACAGAGTTTAAGTTATCTGCATCTAAGGTTCCCCATCCTTCATCGATTATTAAAAAGTTCGGTCTTGGTAAGTGTGAAATATTTGTTAGAGCAACTCTGATAGCAATAGAAGCAATAAATTGTTCCATACCGCTTGCTAACTCCAATGTCCAGAAGTTTTCTTCATCATAAACAATATACATATTTATGTTTTTTGACTCATCTAAATCTATAACAATAGAAAAATCAACGATTTGATTTAGAATATTATTTATTTCTGCCTCTATTGCTGGAACTATTTTTGTAATCAAGTCATAGGGAATACCATCTCTTTTGATAGCACTAATATAATACTTATAGCTTTCAGATTTTACTCTTAGTTTATTTAACCTCTTAATATTATCTTTATAGGTTTTAATATTAGACTCTTCAACCTTCATTTTACCATAAATATCTAATGTTTCTTTATCAATATCTAGTTTTTGTGTTTTAAGTTTATTATTTTCTAATTGTTTTTCATCAATATTAATTTGAAGATTCTCATTAAATTTTATAGATTTTTCTAAATAATAATACTTTTTAATCTTATTATCATTTTCTTTTATTAATATTTTATTCTCTTCAATATCATCTTCAATCTCAGTTTTTAACACCGCATTCTTATATGATTTTATTTCTAAGTCATTTGCACTTTTTAATATATCTTTATATTCAATATAATCAGTTTTTATGTTTGATTTTGTTTTAATTATTTCTTCAAAATGAGATAGACGCTCTGATAAATCTTCCATCTGTTTTTCATGTCCATCTAAAAGTTTTTTAGTAGCAATTGCATCTTTTACAAATATATTATTCATACAATAATTACAATCTGGGTCATATTCTAACTCAGTAAGTTTTTTCATTTTATCTAATTCATTATCGATTTTTACGTGTAAAGTATTAATCTCAGACTCAATATCTTTTTTATCTGACACGAGCGATGCTAATTCATTATATAAATCTTCAACCTTTAGTAAATTAAAAATATCTATTCTTTCTTTATATTCATCTAACTGTTTTGTTTCATCTTGTATCACGGATGTAATGTTACTTACTAAAGACCCAAGTCTAAGACCTGTATTTTTATAAGTTTGTTGGTCCAATCTCAGTTCTGTAATAGATAAAGCCTCATCAATATCTATTAGTTGAAAAGTCAAATCTTTAATTTCATTTTCAAGATTAACTATATTATCAATAATAACTTTAGACTCGCTATCTTTATTATTAAACTTTGTTTCATATTTAGTAAAATTATTTTCGACTGCGATTAGTTTATCATCCCAGTTTTCTGTTTCTAAAGTCTTTAGAGAAATATTTATTTCCTTATTTTTGTCTGCGGCTATTTCAAATAGTTGGTCAAATAAACCTAAACCTACAAACTGAATAATTAAATCTTTTCTGTCTGAATGTCCTTTCTCAATAAAGTTTGCACTTTTGCCCTGCATACTAAATGTTGTTAGAGCAAAGTCTTCAAATGAACCAATATATGAGTCTATATTTTTGTTTGTTCCCCATCTATTTTCTCCATTCAATGATTGTTCAACCCCTTTATCATCATAAAATCCAAAGTTTACTTTATACATTGGGTTTCCTGATTTATTTTTCCAAACTTTTCTTTCAATAAAGTATTGTCTGCCTGATAGTTCAAATACAACCTTACATATAAACTCATCACTCTTATTGTTCATAATATTAATTGGTTTGAAATCTTTGCTGGCTTTATCAAATAAACAAAATGATAATGAATCTACAAATGCACTTTTCCCGTCCCTATTTGGTCCAAATAAACCTATAACACCTTTCATATCAGCAAACTCTACATAGTTTCCTTCACCATAAGAAAACATATTTGACCATTCAAATCTTATTGGAGTCCATCTTACATTTTTTACTGTATCTTCTATTTCTATTTCTAAGTTTGTTTCTATGTTGATTTGTTTTATAGCATCTACTATTTCTTTATCTACAGAATATGTTTGAACTACAAAATCTTCTATTAGTTTATTTTGATAATCAACATCAGTAATATTTGGTAAATCTAACTTTGCTCCATTAATATCTAATATGCCAATACTATTAATTCTATTTATAGTTATTTCAGTAGGTTTGTATTTTTTCTTTATCTCCAAAATCAAGTTTGTTAAATCACCGGCTATAATATCATATGCCTGTATTCTTAGGCGACACTTCTTTGGAATATCAGTCACCTCGGGAATAATTCCATTTCTAATTTCTAATGTATAATAACCGTAGTCGTTTGGTATTTTAATAAACTCACTTGAAAAATCAGTCATATCCCATAAAATATAACCGTGTTCTAAATCTTCGCCGTGGTTTTGTTGTATCAAGGAACCAGGATAAGCAATGTTTGGTGCTAAATACTGATGTTTATGAATATCACCTAATAAAACGATATCATAACTACTAAATACATCTTTATCTATTTTTTCATTTCTAAAATGAAACCCGAATTTATTTATTGCTTTATCTACAATACCGTGAAATAATGCTATTTTCGGTTTTAGTTCTTTTATACCATTCAAATCAAGTTTTTTCGTATTATTGAATACAGACATATTTACAAAATACAAATCTGCAAACTGATATACACCACTATCCTTTAGATAAATAAGATTTTTATTATTTATATTTCTCAAAATCGGGGATATTGCATCCATTCTATTTTTATTATTTAGATTGGCATCGTGGTTTCCAGGAATAACAATCGTATAACACAATGAGGCAAGATTATTAAAAAAATCAGAAACTGTATCTATAAGTTCGGGTGACATTTCTGTTTTTGCGTGAACAATGTCTCCTAATACTGCAATGATTGAGTTCTTAGTGGCTTGTAATTTTATCGAGTTGTATAATGATTGAAAAACCTGTTTATATTCGTGGTGTCTTTTATATGGCCTTATATGTATATCAGCAATATGAAATATCTTATCAACTTTTTCAATAGAAGTAGGTATTTGTATTATATCCATATATTCCTTTTAGTAATTTAATTTCATTTGAACTATTGTTCCAAAATCTAATGTATTGGATTTGTTGTATAACTTTATGAACTCTTGAAACCCAAGTTCCGACGGGTCTTTCTTTCCCATAGAAATGAACTTTACGTTTATTCCTTCTGAGACAAACTTTTCAATATAATGTAATGAGGTCTTTACCATATCCATATCTAATGCTAAAACAATATCCTTTACATCTTCAAAAATAATCTTTCTCCAAAGAGCACCATATATTGAATTACCTAATACAGGGATTGCATTTCTCTTTGCTGAGATTGCATCAAATACTCCTTCGCATAAGAGAACCGGTAAGTTCCAGTTTATATGCATATCAAAAAATATTACATCATCGCTTGTTGCTATAGGTGGATTGAGGTATTTAGGCCTTATCTTATCTTCATACGTCCTCGCTGCGAAGTAATTTAATTCTCCTTGAGTATTATATGATGGAATAATAATACGATGAGCATACTTACCCTTTTCACAATAACCAATGTTATATTTTATTATATCGTTTCTTGTAAGACCTCGGTCTAAGAGAAACTTTACTGCGTTTTGATAATCTTTTGTATCTTGAACACTCGTAATAGAAATAAACTCTAATGGTAATGACATTGTTTGTTTTGGCAAAGTTGAAACAACAACTTCAGAATTATTTTTTAGAAGAACAGCAACATCTAATATGGTATAAAGTGAGGCTGTATCTTGACGAGGTGCTTTAAGTTTATGGAATAATCTTATGAGACTTCTTCCGTGCATTCCGTGGGAGTCCTTACAGTTCCAACATCTCCAAAAACCAAATTTTGAATGATTTTCGTTGAGGTTGATAATGAGTTTCTTTTTATGGTCCTCAATATTACATACAGGACAATGAAATGCTACGTCATCATTTTTGTAAATATCACCGTGTTGGTTTAGAACTTTTTCGAGTAAAGATAATAATCTAAGTTGCAAAACTATGAACCCTTTTTTAGCATTTATATTAAATAAATATACAGATTATTCCGAATAAAGCAAGTCGAGCAATTTTTCTAACTCGACAACTGCGTAGGTTTTCGAACGGTTTTTACTGAAGACCAACATTGGAATTCGACCTTCTTTACAATTATCTTCTGCTTGTTGCAGGGAAGACCAAATATTAATGTGCTCTTGATTTTTGCATTCTATATCAAATGGGATAACTTTTTCTGCTGCTGGAGATAATTTAATATCTCTGCCGGCTTCACCCATAATAGTATTTGAAATGTCACCTTCAACCAAACCGATTGGATGTGTTTTTTCTAATAATAGTTGTTGAACTTGTTTTTGCAACTTTTTTCCTTTATTCTTTGCTGATCTTGTTAGCATTTTACCTCTTATTTTTTATATTCCCATTTTTTTACGTCTTGATTTTGGTATAAAATCTAATATATTTCATTTTGATGATAATTCTATATCATCTAATAATCCATATCGTTTTTTAATTTTAATTAAATCTTTATTAAATTTATCTGCTGCGTCTATAAACTCTGATATCATTTTACTACTGGATGCATCATTTTGATTTTTTAGTGGAATGCCCATATGCGCTAAAGTGTATGTTTGTAATTCCAATGTCACAAATGGTTGATATTGAGAATCTACGACATTTGTAAATCCCTCACTAACTGAAACAGCGAAGTCTCCGTCTGTATCTTTTGATAGACCTGAAAATTTATATCTTTTTCTTATATTTTTCATTTTTTCAGTTAATAATGTTTTTAATTTTATATTCATTTTAATTTTCTTGTTTAGTTAGAGGTCAATTCTTACAACAAATGTAGTATCTAAATCATATTCCCTTTTATAAGGTCTTCCTAACTTACCAATCATTAATAATTCATTGTTATCATTGTATAAACCAATCATTGTAATAAGTGGCTTCATTGAAGATGAAACTAACGGGGTCATATAAAATCCGTTATTACCAGAACCAGATAACATTGCTGTTAGATTTGAAGTATAATTATATTCACCTTCTAATACTGTGCATACTACTTCATATTCTCTTATTTCTACAGTACTTTGAAATGATAAATCAAATGTAGCAAGTGATGCAGTATAACTTTCACTTGTTATAAGGATATGACCTGTATCGTAAAATACATTACCTATTACTTCTCTTGGAGAATCATTTCCACTAACAAATAAATTATAAGAACCATCGTCAATAAATTTTTTATATGACGCGCCTGATCCTGATTCTATTACTACACTGTTGGGTTTTATTTGTTCGCCGAATTTTTTATGCGGGATATTAATAACTTTTATTCCAGTACCTAAACTTCTACTTACATATTTCAGTTGAGAAAAGTTTGCATAATTATACCAAGGGTTATCTTCTACGTGGCTACCACTTGAATAATATAAATGATTGATAGAAGACCATATTAATTTTTTATAGCTTCCATCTGCATTTTGCGGGTTTCCGTAGGTAAAATATGTAGCATCATAAATGCCATCTTGAATTGTTATACCTAAACTACCAGTTGTTGTATGATCACACGACCAGTTTTTAAATACCTTGAATGTTCGTAAGGCAACATCTGATGAGTCCAATGACTTGAACATTTAATTCCTTTTACTTTAATTTAAATTAAGAGTATGAAAGACTATACCAACTGCCCATATCATTTTTTTTATTTTTAATACTTTTAATAATTTGGTTGGCAAATTGTAAATCTGGTTTATTTTGTTTTCTAAATCCTGTTGGTATCTGTTTTGCTTTTCTAATTGCAGTACCACCTGAGAAGTGATCAATCTTATAAAAATCATTTCCAATTTGAAAATACAAGCGTCCATTAGAATGGGTACCATATTGACTTATTTTTTCTTCTTTTAAAACCTTTTTAATTTCTTCTTTAATAATTTGTTTTAGTTGTGATTTTTTCATTTATTTTCCTTCATTAGAAGTCCAAACGAACCTTAATTAATGCTTCCTTATCAAATCCCTTAGTCACAGGTTGACTTAGTTTTGCAACTGCTAATAATTCATTACCATCATTATATAAACCAACTGTTGTAAGAAATACCTGAGGATCATCAAAAAATGCTTGTTGAATTATAGTTCCGTCTGATGCTGAATAAAACGTAGGATTACTACTATAATTGTATTGTTGATTTTTTACTCTAACAAAATAGTGTGTAGAACTTATTTTTTCTTCGCTACGAGCTGCGAAGTATTCACTTTGAGACATTGCTGTAAACATATTCCATATATTATTTTTATTAGCAGCATTTACCCAAGTTGCACCTGTATTCAATGACATCTTAATTGATGCGGAAAATATTGATGGATCTAGTAATAATACACCATAATCGGGATAAACAAGTCCATATATAGCTGTACCTACTTGACCGCTTGTTATTGATCCACTTACAACCTTATAAGAACGAGCTGTTGAACCGGCATTTAAATCGTTTGAGTCAGCACTATTATCAATTAAACTCAGAGATGGTGATGCTGCAAGACCACCTAAATGTAGTTCCCAGTTGCCAGGATCAAGTTTTTGTTTTAAGTTTGCTCTCTTTATTGTAATAGCATAAAATTGACTCATTGAAATGGGTCCACTAGTGTTTAGTATAAATTGACCACTAGCATTATCTAATAATAGATTTCTGTATTGACTATATATTGCTTTTGTTGGATAATCTAAATCACTAGAATTAGCTCCAGAACCCGATATATGTCCATATGCAAGTGAAAATTCAACTTGTTCAGTAGCAGGAGCTGATGCATAAATGTCAACATAATATCTATCATTACCTATTAATGTACCTGTTGGGAAGGCTAATGATGTTGTGAATGTAGTTAATATACCTACTCCATTAGACCAAAGTGCATTTGTTACTCTACTAGGTGAAGCAACTACCTGATCATCTGCACCAAAAATTGTAAATACTGTATCTGCCATTTAATTATCTCCTGTACTTTTTATTTTAATATTCGTTTGCTGTTTTTATATCTTTATAAACATTGATTGTCATAATTATTGATCCAGTAGTCCAAAGTGATTGTGGTAAAGCTTTTGCTGTTAGTGTAAATGATTTACCTACAACCGATGACATTCCTGGTAGCGTTGAGGCCCTTCTACCAGATGGAGTAATAATGGATCTAACAGATACAGCTTCTTTAATAGCTAGTGTAACATAATTAGGTGAATCTAATGTTGCAGTGTATCCCAATGTATTATTAAGTCCATTTACTGTCGATGGAGCTACTACTACTGTTTGACCTGGACGACCGTTATATGCACCGTACATATTAAGAGTTGAAATACCGGTAGAAATAACAGGTATTTGAGCTGTTCCTTTTGGTAAAGTTATTAATTTAAATTTCATAGTTTTTGAATCATCAGGAATTGCTTCTAATAAAGGTAGATTTTCTAAAGCTATAGCATAATAGTCTGAACCTGATGGGTGGGTCACATTATATAAACCATAATCTATCTCATCATCAGCTAATGCAAACTGTGTGACATTGAAATTACCTTGAGAAAATCTTTCTCTTCCTAATTTGGTTAGAACTGCATCTACTGTTATTGTGGTATTGTCTAAATATGACATCGTAAATCTCCTTGTTTGTATATTATTATATAAATATTGAGTTTATTTAAAAATTTTAATTTACTTGTAAATTGGATCTTCCATCATCTCTTGCTGTTAGTTTATTTGGATTAGTTTCCCATACCTCAATAGGTGATAGTTGATCTGTTGTTGTGTTTTCATTTTGCATACAACCTTCGTATTTCAATCTTCTTTCCCATGTGTAATAACCTTCAAAATTTCTATAATGTCTTGGATGATATCTGGTTACAAAGTCATATGATTGTGTTAATGAAAATTTGATGGAACCTATATCACCCGGAGCACCAGCAGAACTTGAATAAGTTCTTAAACTGTGATCAAAATCAACCATTGGTACTATCATTTCTATTAAATTACCAGTTGGTGCATAAATTTCTGAGACTGTCAATATAGTATAAATATTGGATTTTTCAAAATTTGAACTAGTTATTGAAACATAACTCATCGAAATCATTAAATTATAGTTATCATAACTACTCGTTATTGCTTGACTTGGCATATTAATAGTATCTGAATAGTCTAATCTCTCAACCACAGGAACATTATGTTGTACTTTAGCTCTTTCCAAAACTGTTGGTTCATACATTACACCTAATACGGTTTGGCATCTTGCAGGTATAAACTCTTTTATATGGTCAAACAACGATGGGTCATAATATTTAATATAATTCATATAATCAAATGTTGAAATTCTATTGCTACCATATTTCCAATATAATCTACTTAGTGCTTCTAAATTTGAATATGATGAACTATAAACTTCTCCAGGGTCACCAATCAAATCTCCAATGTCTGACACTGCTAATGTTTTAATAATATCTTCATTTATTAATTCTGTAGGGCTGAAATATATTCCTAGTTTATTAGAGTCTAATTGTGCATTATCGTATTCTCCGGTTTCTCTAAAAGTGACTGATGATAATGGACCATTTAATGTTCCACCTTCTACTCTAACTTTATTAGAAGAATATCTATTCATACCAATATTTAATGCGTGTGCTTCACCTTCATATGCATCTGTTGTAAAACTATAAGGAAAAGTTGGTGCATCTGGCCAACCAAATATTGTTAGACCACTCATATCATAATCTAGTGATGCTGCATTATTAACAATAGACTCGGTTTGGAAACTTGCCATATTTATTGGGTCATCAAAAGCAAAGCGTAATAATAAATCTACAAAAGAACCAGTGAGCGTATTTCCAATGTAAGACTCAGGAAACTTTACATGACTATTAATAACATATTCTGTTAGTGGTGTTTCCCATAATCTAAATTCGTCTAATTGACCATAAAACGGTGTTGCAAAAGAACCACTACCAATAATTAATGTACCTGGACTTCTCCATGCTGCATTTTCTGCTGGGGTAGTATCTACACTTGCACTTACAGCGTATAATATTTGACCTCTATCATATTTTTTAGCATCTAAACTAAATGACTGACTTATAGCACCGTCGCTTCCACTTTCTCTTTGAAGATTTACAAATGTATAATGACCATCATATATTGGCATTGCACTTGAACTTATAGTTGGACCACCTACTAATTCAAATTTTATATATCCATATCCATTAGACCCACTTTGTGCAACTGAAAGTGACCAAGAGTCTGCAACTTCTACTAATGACATAGAATTTGCTAAAGTATATGCACTTCCTGTTGTATCAAATCTTATTTGAACCGTACTTGGATATCTTCCAAAAGATGATGTATGCCAACCTAAACTAATACCTTGACCACCTGTAAACGGTAATACCGTGGTAAAGTTATCTAATGCATAATTACTTTCATCTAAACTACTTGTATCATTACTTAAATCTGGACCACCGTATTCTCTTATATATAAAATTGTTGAAGGAATACCATAACAAGTTATTAATGCTTTTAGTCCTCTAATAGTACCTTTTGTTTTATATAAGTAAGGTAGATTGTTTAATATTCTTTTCCAAACCTCAGTAGTAATATTTTCATATGTTTCAAACATATTTATTGAACAGTCTGAAACACTACCTGTGATGGATCCTGATATAGGAATACATTCTACTAAACCTTTAATTACATTACCGCTTCTTAGGTCAAACCCATAGTGGTTTATTGCTGGTAAAATTAACTCTCTTGGTATACCTTCAAAAATACAATTTTGTCTTTCATGAATTGAAGTCATTCTATTTACATAATTATAATTTATATCTAACATATGACCAACCATTTGAATATTTGTAAGATATTGACTATTTTGATCATCTAATACTATTTCAACTGGTATAGTATTTGTTAAAATATTTGGGTTCAAATTATCATATTCAGAAGCACTAACTAATATTGAAGCATACCACATAGATGCCTGACTTGAAGTGACAGGATATAATAGATATGGGTTAGTATTAGTGTATTTTGGCCAAGTATAATCTGGAAATACTCCCAATGAACTACTTTCATATGAACCTGTTTCATAATACATAAAATATTCATATTGATCGAACGTATTTAATATTTCATCTTTTTGACCTTTGTAATATGAAAGACTTGAACCTGTAGAACCAACTGTGCTTCCACTTGCAAATAAAACCAATTTTGAATTATAGAACTCTAATTTTTTCATTTTAGATTTAAAATTTTTCAATCTTTGTTCTGCTGAGCTAAAATGAATAAACTGTGAAAAATCTCTATAATCAATATTAATATCTATACCTTCAATTAGACTTGAACTCAGATATAATCTTGTAATCTCATCTTGCTTTACTATAGTTGTACTAGCCAATGCTTCAAAATTTTCTAATGGTGTAGTTCTATATGTTAGCCCTGCAGCTTTATAATTTATTTTTGGACCATGTAAATAATTTAAATTACTTAGATCATCAATATATGATGTGCGTAAAGTAATTGTATCTTCATATGATTCTACATATTTTTCAACAATAGTAAATCTTGTTAAAATATCAATATCAGCAGGTAATTCTTCATATAGTTTCAATAATAGATCTTTATTATACAACATATTATTAATAATTAAGAAATTTCTATCACTACCAAAAAACGTATAATATACTAATTTTGATTTATCTGATTCTAAAAAATTATCTATCTCTATTTTAATAGAACTTGATACATCGGTTGGTATTACAACTTCTAATTCTGTTCTTGACGGAGATATTTTTTTAAGTGTTGCTGTTTGTTCAACCTCATCAAAATTGCCAACTACTTTTTTAAAGAAATTATATTTAACTTTATATGTTCCGGCTGAATAACCAAGTGATCTTAAATGAACACCTGGGTTCATAATAAATTTTGTATCATAAATATATAAACTATCACCCTGTATCGTGTTCATATAAATTAAGTTTTCATTTATCAATACACCATTCACATCATATACGATTAACTCAACAAATGAAGAACTCATATCTGCAGAGGCTGTTAGGTATCCCTGAGTTTCTACTGGTAATATTGTATTTAAATTTGTTGTGCTCATTATGCTCTAAGTCCCCATGCACGTTTATCTGCAACGATATAAACATTAGTTGTTTGACCTGCTTTTACTGGAAATGATAAATTACTTAAATTTTCATTATTAATAATAAATGGTTGTTGTAATACACCGGCAATTTTAACTTGTAGTGAAGTCACATCTTGTGCTTCTAAAACCCATGGATCCCATCTATGACCAATTAGTGGGTCACCATCTGATTTATAATAAGTATATTCTACATCTTTCCAAAATGTAATAGTAGAAGAATTTATATATTGTACATGTCTTGTATTCATAAAACCACCTGTTGCATGTTCATACATCCAATCTACGTAATTATATTGACTTGATGGACCATCGTCTGTCTTAAATCTAATTTCAAAATCTTTATATGTTTCAACAACATTATTCAAATCAGGAGTTTGAATATGAATAGATAATTGACCAAGTGTTCCACCACCACCAGATGTACCGGAAGTTCCACCACTATTTCGACATATATATAATTGATTTTCTAAACTAATTATTTGATCTTGCATCGACTTTGTCACTGCATGCAACTCTATTATTTTACCTTGTAGCGCAGCTATTGTTAATGTTCCCCATTCATAGTTTGTAAATAAATCTACTAAATAATTACCGTCATATGCTAAACTATAACTAACTTCTGTTCTGTGAATTGTTGTAGGAATTTGACCTAAACCGGTTGCTCCTGATTGTGAGATATCTAAATATTCGTGATGACTACCTGTTAAATTACCATTTCTATTTGTTATTATATCATTAAATGGTGTATTCCATAAATATCTAAATGCACCCAAATCATTTGCAACCGATTGTGTTGCCTCATATCTTGAAATTAATTCATTAGTAATGTTTAGAGCAGCACCAGCAACTGATTGAACTGTTCTCTCTAATGCTGTATTTTCTGAGGTTAATATTTCTATTTCTGATTGAAATAAACTTTCTGTTGATATTAAATCTTCTTCTAAGTTTAGAATACGGTCTAATAACCATTGATAATCAGACTCATTAGCAATAAAACTTCCAGAAGGTATAGTAAATTGACCTTCATCTGTTATTGTTAATTCAGAAAAATTAGTATCTACTATCTGATTTAGTGAACTTGATGAATAATAGACACGGGAAGAATCCTGTTCTATAAATTGAGACTCGTCATTAATTGGAACAGTTGAACTTGTAATAGATAATAAATTATTATTAATATCTCTAACAGGAACAAATGACCCGGTAAAACCTTCATAATTATTGCTATTAACTTCACTCATTATCTAACTACCTTAAAATTAGTTGGAATATCAAAAATATTTTCTGATGAACCCGATACAACTTTAACTCTTAATTTGTAAAATCTTTCTGGTTGAAAACCATTCATCCATATATTGAAAAAATTACCATTACTATCACAACTTATTTTTGTTGAACCAGTATCAAATGGCACAATTGTTTCTGCTGTAAATGAATCAATTACAGAATAATAAGAAGATGTTGGTAAATATTTTTGGTGTAAATATGGATTAGAATCTGCATATGATTTAGATGGAAATAATTCTCTAGTTCCAACTTTTATTCTGGCTTTTTCTCTATTATTATATTGTGCTTTCAAATTCTTTGTGTATATAAACATATCATCTATATTAGAAGCAACTAATGTTCCTGTAGCGAATGCTGAATCATCCCAGGCAACCTCTAAAGTTGGTCCATAGACTGTATGTGTATCACTTGAATAAAATTGAATTATACCATAATCTTTTACGTCTTCCTCTTCAGATACAGAACGTTTTATTAAAAATCCGTTATTTTCAGACCCACTAAACCACCTATTTACAATATTACTTACATCTGCTCTTAGGTCTGCTAATTCATATGTATATATTTCACTATCTGTAAAATTATTTTGGTTAGGCCATAATGATGCTGTTGCTGTCAGAGATCCTGTGTCTATAAAATTACTGCCTGATAGTGCCCAATACGTTGGTACTTCACCATCACTTGCTGTCCAACTTGCACCTTCTTCTCTTATTACACCATCCCATCTCTTACCAATACCTTGAACCCAACTAGAACCCGTTTGTATAGGATAAATATAAAGTGTTGAAGACTCTTCTTGCCCATCAACTCTACACACGTGCATATTTAAATAAAATCTCGGAGCAGTAATTGTCCCTGCAGCTATTGACCTAGATATATAACTCAAATCAAATTGAATCAAAGCTCTTGATAATATAGATGCTGAAACATATGCTGTTTCTGATGGTGAAAGACTTCTAGAAGCCGCAGTTATAGGTTTCTTTATTATTTCTAATATTTCATCTTTACCAGTGTTTTGAGTTGGCTCATCATTATAAATTGTTGTATCTTTTGAAGGCACTACAAAAATATGCATTAATTTCTCCTTGTTATATTATTCACCATAACCATATGTACTAACTAATTCATCTGCTTCTACATTTAAATTTACAAGTTGTCTTTCTATGTCTTTTATTTGGGGCATACCCGACGCAGAATTTAATCTTTTAAGTTCATTTTTATATGCTTTAAGAGCAGTCTCTAATGCTTTCCATTTAGATTTATAGGAAGCATAATCTTTTCTATAATCTTCTTTGACCACATTTTTAATTTCTTCTTTTATGATTGCTTTTAGTTGTGATTTTTTCATTTTAATTCATTATGAGTTATGATATTTATCTTCTAATTTATCTATTTGTTTCTGAATTGTTTTTTTATCTAGACGTAATCCAAATTCTTTATTTAATTCTTCTATACTATCAAATTCAACTAACCATTTATATGATGATGATGAATCTGAATGTTTTTTCCATTTAATTCCATATTTGTATATATTATCATCGTAGTAATGACCAACTAAAATATATCTATCTACAAATGTAGCAATAATAGTCCCATCTTGTCTTGCGTCATATTTCATTACCATCTTCATATTTTTAGGATTAATTTCATCTCTATTCTTTATAGATCTTACATACCAATGTACTTCTGTTAATAATTTTTTTAATTTAATTGTACTCATTGTATTCCTTAGTTAAAATTTATTTCTTCTACTTCTATAAAATCACCTGGATTTCCTCTTAGTTCATAGTGTCCAGTTAATCTATAATTACCTATAGGATATTTTTTACCATCATAATACCAATGTTCGCTTGGGTAATGACCCGATGTCTTTCCTTTATACTTAAAATTTCTGCCTTTTAATAATTTAATTATTACTTTTAAATCATCATTAGAATTACCTGAAACATTAAAATAACTTAAGTGATTTTTATCTGATTGGGATACACTAACTGGTACCTTAAATACGTTCTTATCACTATATTCTTTTAATAATTTTTTTAATTTAATTGTGCTCATTATTTTGCCCTTCCAAATATATCTTTATCGGGATATTTAACTTCGAAACAACTTGGGTCTAATGAAGTATAAACTACTCCCTCATAAGTTGCTGCGTATGTGTCATAAACATTACTTGAATATTGAACTCCAGTTGAGTCATATTTATTTATTATTTTAATATCCGATACAGTTCTTACACCCTCAATTTTATCTAATAGGTTATATAAATCTGTTATTAATATTGGCTGACCTATTTGCCAGTTATCAATATTAAAATAAGTCTTTAGTGCGTCAATACAACGTAATACAACTGCTCTTTTATTTTTTACATTTTGATATGTAATAATTTCAAACTCTACACCAATATTAATTATATAAGCATCTTTAATATTAACTGCATCTGTTGCTATTCTATATTGTTCTAAATATACTTTTAAATTATCTTTTACTGCTTGGTTTAATGTTATTAAATGTTTGTCACCATCATATGATAAACAATATGCATTTAGAGCTAAGAAGTTTTCAACATATCCTTTTAGTGCATCTTTTCCAGAAGATTTTACTCTATCTTGAATAATATCAACCTTAGCAACTGTTCCATATCTTGGGTGCATTGACATTATTCTAATTCTATAATCTTCTATAGTCACACAACGTTCTTGAGCAGCAAAAAATGCCATTGTATTATTTCTAATCTCATCTAAACTTTCTGCACCTTTGGCTCCTGTTGCGGGAACAGAATTAACTGCTGCTAATGAAGCTTTAACTCTACTATAATCTGCTAGACCGGTCGAATCATTTGTTATTTCTGCATTTATGACTACACTAACATCTCCAACTGCAGCATTTGCTCTCTCGTCGGTTCCTCTTACATATGTGACAGTTAAAGTAATATTAGATGGTGCTAAACCATATGTTCGTGTATTTAAAAAGTTTCTTGGATCAACAGGTCTATTAAAATATGTATAACCAATTGTTCTTGGATTAGGTATTAATAATTCATCTGCTATAGCACTTACACCTGCACCAAACTGTAGTTCAGTTCTATTATCAGTTCTAACTCTTTTAATAAATCTTCTTGGTGCTTTTCTATATCTTAATACATAAGGAACTGTATATCTATAATCACTGTATTGGGAAATTTGTTCTGTTGGGATACTTTCAATAACAGTATCTTGTGCTAAGTAAGGAACTTCATACCAAGTATTACCATCTGAATCTACTACGTTTAAAATATCTACTATATCAGTATCTGGTAGAGCTATATTTAAATATTTTTTAGCATTACCAATTGTAAATGTTTTTGTAGTGACTATTCCAGATGATGCCTTTATTGTTTTCTTTAATAAATAATATGCTACATTTGAACCATCTAATTCATAAATTGTAATGTCTGTTGGTTCTGATCCAGATTCTGCAAAATCAACTGGACTATCAATTCTAAATTGAATATCCGGATTTGTCTGAGATGCTACTCTCATATTTTTAATTTTTAGTGCATAATTCCAATTGGGTAAAAAATCTACGCCAGTGGTAATAGCCGGAACAATTTGATAAATATCTAAATCTGTATATGAGACACCTGCTAATTTTGGTTGATAACTAAATGATTGAGCAATATTAAATATATTACTTTTATTTTTAGCAAACTGAATCAAAGACTCTCGTAATTGTGTATCGGTGTATAAAGATAAAACATCTGCAACGTAAGCACTCATTTCAATAAACATCATACCAACAGATGAGTCACTAAAATCATTATATTCCTCTGGGAAATATATTTTAGAAAACTCTATTAAAGTGTTTCGTGTAGATACAAAATCTTTATTGAGATATTTTACATCCTTAAATATATCTTTTGTTGGCATTAAGTTCTCCTATTATATAGTCGTTCTAACGGTTGTAGTTTGTGTTGGATCTTTTTTCAAATTAACTGTTAATTTAATTATTATTTCATTTCTATCTACATTATTATTAAAATCAGCATTTACTTCTAAGTTTGAAATATATACTTCAGGTATATACATAGCAATACTATCTTGTATTTTTTGAGTAATATCATCAACTGTATATTGGGTAATGGGTTCAAACAAATATTGTCTCATTCCTAAACCAAACGTAGGATTAAATACTCTTTCTCTTGGATCAGTTTTTAGTAAAATATAAATCTTACTTCTGGCAGCAGAAAGTGTGTCAAAGGTTTGTTTGAAAAACCCTGTATTTCCTTTTGTTATTGGATAATCTACGTTTATACCTTTTATAGTTCCCATTTATTTCCTTATTATAAGACCGGTCTTTTTTCTTTTGCTTTTTGGTCTGCTGCTACCATTAGTTGTGAATAGTCTCTTGTAAGAGCTCTTGTAATATGTTCCATTCCATCATTACCACCTTCTAAAACCATTCCGTCATCAACCTGAGATATGTCTTCATTATATTCAACATATTTATCATCAAACATATCTTTGAAGTTTGTATTAGCAGAACCAGGTGAATCCATATTAACTTCTTCTGTTATACTTTTTGCCATTCCATATTTTGAAAGTTCTCCTTGAGCCATTGCTAATGCTTCGTTAGCCAAGTTTCCTGCATCTACAGATACTCTGCTATTTAATATAGAACTGTTTGCACCTACGCTTACAGATTGACCACCATCTACCATATCTGCTAATGATGTTTGACTATTATATTGTGCCATTGAACTTGGATCACCAGCAGTTTGAGATAATATTGCATTCAAAGCTGGATTTTTAGAATATGTTTTAGGTGCTCTGTTTGGTAATGTAGGATAAGTTCTTTCTGTTCTTCTCCTATCTTCACCTAATACCGATGCTGCTGATTTTAGTGATGTAGAACTGCGTTTCTTGGGTCTTATTTCACTTTTTGCCTCTAACAATATTTTAATAAGCTCTTTTTGTGCTTCTTCTTTAATAATTGCTCTCAAACTATCAGATTTCAATATTTTTTCTATTCTTAGCTTTACTATTCCATCTATCAGTTTTGCTAATTTTTTGTTATCCATTGAAACTCTCCTTTGTTATTAAACTATATTATAAATAAATATATGAAACTGCTATTTTATCCCAGTCCAAGGAAAGGGAGTAGGAACTAATGTCGTTCCAGTATATACTAATGCAGTCGTAATTCCTTGTATTGTAGTACTGTGTAGTTTGAATGCATTTGTCATTGCCTTGGCTAATCTCTTTGGGTCTAATGTATTTATTATTACAAATGAAAACGGAGTGCCCGGACTTATAACTTTATTAGTCACAACAGATACTGCACCTGGAGGTGGAACATCTATTTTCATTTGAACTGTATTCCAATATGATATTATACCAGTTGATATTCTTTGTGCAACTGATTGTAAGTTTTTACCTGCTCTTGCTTCTCTCAATGCTAATGCTATAAATGTTTTTAATGATTCTTTATTAGTTGCTGCTATTCCTTCTTGGTATTGATTTAGTCCAAGCTTAATCTGTTGGTCATATTTATCAGAAATATATTTTGCTAAATCATCTTCACTCTTTGCTTGTTTCAAATCTAAATATGAAGCTATATCATTTTCAAACTGCGGCCAATTAATCATTAAAGTGTCTTATTTTGTTTTGATAAAATCGTTCTTGCTAATTTATTTTTAATAATTTTAAATGCAGCAGAGTTTACTGGTGGTCCACTTTGTCCAGCTCCAGTCGGATGTGTTTCTTGAACTATTGCATCTATTAGTTCACCTAATATTTGAACCAACTTATCACCTAATACTAATGGTTCTCTTGCATCTTTGCCTAAAATTATTTTTGGTGCATCTACAAATGTTCCATTCTTAGCAGCAATGTTTAATTTATCTAATGTTGTAATTCCAAATGTATCTTGACAATCAAGTGCAATATACCCGTGAGTATTTAATGCTATACCTTTATTTGCAAACATTAAAATCTCATTCTTCTTTGCATTCCAAATAACTCTATCTGTATTGAAAATTAATTGAACTTTGTCAAATGTAGTTGGTGGATTTTTTGCTGACTTCAAATAATAACTTGCACCCTTTGTAATAGGTTTTATTTCTATTATTTCATCTGATGTTGACCAGATAGATGTTGGTGTTTCATTTATATCTTCTATATAATGGGTCAATGGTTCTGAACTATTTACCACCGGTGATTGACCAATACTAATCTTCATATTTGGACTATTAGTTTCAGGATTATTACCAAATCTAATATTATTACCAAATCTACCTCTTACTATTACGTCACCTTCGTTTGGTAAAAGTGGTTTAACTTTTTTATTATTATCTACAAATGTATCACCGAGTTCTACTTCACCA